GGCAGATTTCGTATTTGCTTTATACGTTAAGTCCGCAATATAAACGGCTTTTGCTATTTTTTGCAAATATGGCAAGATATGATTATATTGTTGATGTGAACAACACAAGTGTTTTTGATGGTGAGAAAGACAAAATTTTAAAAAATTATCTCAAGTATTGTAAGTTTGTCGAATTAATGAGCATAAAGCATGAGTTTTCCAAGATAACAAAAACTATGTTTATTCAGGATATATTTTATGGTTACGATTATTCGACTAGTTATTCATATACTATTCAGCAATTAAACCCGGAATTTTGTAGGGTTTCGGGGCTTGCCGATGGTGTGCGAACGTTTGAGTTTGATTTCTCTTATTTTAATGGAAAACGGAAAGAACTGCTAGACACCGACTATGGCGAAGAGTTTACACGGAGATACGAGGAATACCAAAAAGATGCTAAAAATATGCGTTGGCAAGAGTTGAGTCCCGACCGAAGTGTTTGTTTAAAACTTTCTGAAGAAACCGATACTATAATACCTATTTTTGCTAGTATATTCCCCGACATATTTGACTTACAAGATTATAAATTGCTAAAAAAGGCAAGCACAGAATTACAAAACTATGTAGTTCTTGTGGCAAAAATTCCGTATCACACAAATTCTGATATGGCTAATGATTTTGCACTAATGTTGGATGATGCCATAGAGTTTGGGAATAAAGCTATAGATCAGCTACCTTCGGAGTGTGGTTTTATATTGTCGCCCTACGAAGATGTAACGGCGGTACATTTGGGCAAAAAAGACCAGTCGGCAAACACTAGTGTTGCTGAAGCGGAAAAATCGTTTTGGGATGCTACGGGTGTAAATCAAGCAATTTTTAATTCTGATAAGATAAGCGAAGAGTCTATTCGTAAAAGTATAATAAGCGACGAAACTATAATATTTAGTTTGTATCGGCAGTACGAAAGATGGTTAAACCGTAAAATAAAATTATCGTTAAATGATGATTTTAAGGCAAAAATTCTCAACACAACCGAATACAATTATGGTGAAGTTTTTAAGAGATTAAAAGAGGGTGCTATGTATGGTATGCCAATGATACGTGAGATGTGTGCTTCTTTAGGAATGTCACCACTTGAAATGCAAGGTTCTATATTTTTAGAAAATGACATCTTAAAATTTAGTGACACTTTGACGCCTGTGTCTAGTTCAAACACTATGTCACCCGACAAGGCGGTTGGTAGACCGCAAAATGAGGTTGAGTAACGGGAGGTTTTTATGTTTTTCATATATTGTTTTAGTGAAGGTTTAAAAGAGAAATTGCTAAATAGCGGTTTTCGCCTAGTTACTAAAATGAACAATATTTATATTTTTGAGAACAAGGCGGAGTTGAAGTTTAACTTTGATGAAGTTGATAAAGCGCAATATGCATTTAGCAATAAAATTTTTATTTGAAAGGTGGTGGAGCAATATTGGACAAATTAGAGCGTGTGTCATTTGGCGTTGCGTATGAAGTGGATAGCACTTTTGATTCCGATAAATTTATTAAAATGCGACTTAGGATTTGTCATGATGGCGAAAATCCCAACAAATCCAGTTTTGAAGTTGGCGTTTTTGAGGATGCAAAAGATTCCATCAAAAACATTCCAGTCTTAGCAAACGTTATATTTGACGAAGATGGCAATCCTCAATTTTCCGGGCATGACATTGATATTGAGGAAGATAAGGTCAACGAGGGCGAGTCAAAGATTGTGTACAAAGAAACGCCGATAGGTGTGATTCCCGAAAATTGCAACTATGAGATCAAAGAATTTGATGGCAAAAACTATGTTTATTGCGATGCATATATTTGGCGCGAATATAGCAATTATGCCGAAGATATAATTGAGCGTGATAAAGATGTAAAGCTTTCTATGGAGATATTGGTGGACTCATACAATTATGACGGGAAGAAGAAGGTTTTTAACATCAAGGAGTTTCGCTATCAAGGTATTACTTTTCTAAACAAAGATTATGGCACGGGAATGAAAAAGGCATTAGCTACCACTGAAGTAGACAAGAGTGCGTTTATTATGATGATGGAAGAGTTGAATGGCGCTCTTTCGGACAAAGGGGGTAACGAGGTGGATGAAAGAATAGCAGAACTGCTAAAAACATATGGAACTACGGTTGAGGAATTGGATTTTGACATTGAAGGCATGACTTACGAGGAGGTTGAAACAAAACTTAAACCAGAACTTTTTGTCAAGTCGTTTGAATTAAGTCATGGCGAAATTCGGTATGCTTTGTACAAATTGCTACAACCTGTCGAATCCGAAGATTCCGAATGGTATTTTATCGATACAGTTTATAACGATAAGTTTGAATATACCAATTGGGATGGTACAAAGATATATCGTCAGCATTATAAGAGCGAAAATGACTTGGTTGAGTTTGATGGCGAAAGAATTGAAGTTTTTCAAGAGCGTTTGACTAAAGAAGAAAAAGATGCCCTTGATAAAATGCGTGCGGAATTTTCAGAAATTAAAGCTGAAAATGCAGAGTTGACCAAATTTAAAGCTGAAGTCCTACAGGCACAGAGAGAGCAGGAAGAGTCGGCAATTTTTAGCAAATATGATGAACTAATAGATGTTGAGGACGAAGCTTATAGTGAAATCAAAAAGAATAAGGCTAATTTTACAATCGAACAACTTAAGAAAGAAATAGCTTTTATTTATGCAGAAAAGAAAATCACTTTTACTGCAGATAACAAAATAATCAAATTAGGCGGCAAAAATAAAGACGAAGGCGACCTTTCACCCTATGGCAACCTATTTGAAAAGTACAATATTAAAATAAATAAGGAGGATATTTAATCATGGCTAATGGAATATTTATAGCAGAAAACATGGCTTCCACAAAGTTGAGTTCATTGCTTAAGAGCGTAAGATATATGGCTGGGGGCGTAGCCGCCGCTATTCAGAATGGAAGGCTCGTAACTTTGGGTGCTCTAGAAGCCAATCAAAAAGAAATTTATGTTGCCGGTGATGTAGCGGCAGCAACTGACCCTATCTACATAATTGACACACCTGAGGTGATTTATAGCCAGGAAACTACTAGCGGGCTGAACGACTTCATTAATGCTGCTGGTGCTTTATCTCGTGCTAGAAAACCTGCGGTTGGAGATAAATTTGCCGTTAGGGGAAATGCAATTACTGCTCTTGGTGCAGCACCGGTGGTAGGAAATTCCGTGGTAACACCTGCTGCAGGAAATATGTGGGCTGAATCTGCCGCACCTGCAGGTACTGAAAGTTTTATCGGCGTGATAAGGGAATCTTTTGTGCTTGGTAACGATCCGCTTGGCGGAGGAAATATAACCATGTATTCCATAGAAGCTACACGTGTAGTTTAATAAAATAATTTTTTAAAGGAGGTTGTAAGCATTATGAAATATGATCACATAGTAAAACTCGCAAGTGATTTGTACTTCGGTAGAGTCGATACAAATTTTGCTTCTAGTGATATGAAGAAGAATAGCGATGTATTGCGTCAGGAACTTATTGATGCAAATGGCGGAAAAACAACTGTTTCATACAAAGACATTAGAGATAACAAGGCGATATTTCAGATAATTGAGGTAATACTTGAGGCTACTATATTGTCAGGGTTTAAAGACAATACATTCTTTCAGCAGTTTGTAGATTTTAGAAATCTTGCACTTGGCGATCAGAATAGTTTTTATATTCCCGATAATTCGCTCTTTACTGTTGCTGATACTGCCGAAGGTATTTTTGGTGTAAGAAGGCAGAGAATTAACAAAGGACAGAACGTAAGTATTGCCACTCAGCTTAAGACTGTTCAGGTTTATGAGGAAGCAAATAGGCTTTTATCTGGAAGAATTGATATTGTTGAATTTTTAGACAAAATGGAAAGTTCTTTCATGAATAGGCGTGGAACAGATATATACAACACTTTTGTTGCAGGACTTGGCGTTCTGAACGCAGCTTTTATAGCAAATGGTGCATTTGTTGAAAATACACTGCTTGGAATTTGCGAAAACGTTGAAGCAGCAACCGGCAAAGCTCCCATGATAGTTGGAACAAGAACTGCATTGAGACAGGTAAACACTGCTGTTCTATCCGAGAAAATGAGAGAATCCCACAACGAACTTGGCTATTTTGGCACTTTTAACGGAATCAACATGATGAGAATACCGCAGAGCCATGTTCCTGGAAGTTATACCGCACTTATTTCCAACAGGGAT